AATAATTTGCTCATATTTTCTTTTTGTTATGTTTGAAGTGTAGATATAACTATCTTATCCATTTATAAATTCTTCTATTTCTTTAGAAAATTTTATAGAATTATCCCATATTTTCAACATACTTTTTATGTAATAATTTTTTCTCCAATCCCTCACCATTCTTACTATCTTTTGTGGATGTCATGCCATCAACCGAAGTTGCTGCGAACACATCCATAATGCCTGTAAACGTATCAATCTTTGCAGGGAATGTCATACCATCTGGTCCAAAACGATTCTTTACAATGTGAATACGACCTGTATTTGATAACTTATCTTTGGTCTTTCTGCTCACACTCATAATGAAATCTGCAGTTTGTACTTTCTTATATGAATCACCAACTGAATCAGCCTGAATAACCTCGTGGTCAATTGCTGCTCTATTAGTTTGTGTTGCTGTCCAAATTGGTATTTGGGTTTCACCACTCAATCCTCTAAGTTCTTCATAGATGCCACCCAACTCAGCGTATAATCCATCTCTATTACCATTACCACTTTTTAATAAATCAGCATAATCAATAATGATAAGTTTTGGATTGAATCCAATTTGTCTTACCTTTTCAACGTGAGCTGCTATTGTTTTAGCTGATGCGAATTGTGGTGGATAATACTTAATACGAACTCTGCCTGGAACTTGTTTGATTTTACGAATGATTTCATCCTTTCGCATCTTTTGGTCAGCCGTACCAACATTCGTAAGAATTGTAGTATATCTCTGTCCTACATAACTTTCAGATAATTCCAAAGTATAATGTAAAACATCTAAACCATTTTGTAATGCTGAACAAGCTATCTTAGATAAAAACCAACTCTTACCAATACCAGATGGTGCCATTACAACTCCTAATTCGCCGGGGCCTAAACCACCATCCATTAGTTCATCAATAACATCCCATCCCGTAGAACAAGAATCTCTTTTAACATCTTCTAAAATAGATTCAAAATTTTCGATATAATCTAAACCCAAATCCGATTCAACACCCACTTTGGATGCTGCCATCATTGTATCTATAATTTTATCGTAATTTCCTGCTTTTAATAAATCTACTGATTTTAAAAGTGCATCTTTAACCTTTTGGTTTTTACAAAATGTTAGGTATTCTTTTTTAACATATGCTAAATCATCAGCTCCAACTTGTGTATAAACATTTTTTAATTGTTCAATTACAGTTTGCTTTAGAGCTTTATCTTCAACGCTTCCAACTTTGATTTTGAACACTTCCATTGTAGGAACTGCACGAAATTCATTGAAGTAATCTTGTACTTCTTGTATAATCCATTGGTTTGCTTGAGATTCAAAAAATGCTGGTTTGGTGATTTCAGTTACCTGTTCAAGAAACTTTACATCCGTTATAAGGGAAGCAACTACTTTAGATTGATACGATTGGCCATATTTGACTAGTGTATCTACTACTTCCATTATTTTTTATTTTTCTTTCTTGCTAATTTCTTTTCTTCGATTGATAATTCCTCTACTTGCTCAGTAATTTGGTCACTAACTTGCACACTCTTTGGTTTTCGAGTTGCTAATTTCCATTCTGATTTTGGAACAAATTTCCAATAACCACCCTTTACTCTATCATCCGCATCGTCATCTGATACTCTACGGATTTCATCAATTTCGTAACCTTTGGCTACTCTAATACATTTAATACACTTCATACGTTTTGTCCATGTTTTAATTTAAAAATTATTTTAATACCATTAAGATTTCTGATTCTCTTAATAAAAGGTATTTTTTACCACCCAATTTAACTTCTTGTCCTTGATGATATGGTGGAAGAATTACTTCATCACCAACTTCTACATTCATTGGAATTAATGTTCCACTTTGTGTATAAATGCCAGGTCCTACCGATTCAACGGTGGCTCTTTTAACATCTTCTAATTTTACACTATCGGGTATAATGATACCTCCGATTTTTTGTTCTTGTACTTCGATTTCACTCAATAGGACTCTATCTCCTAATGGTTTTGCTAATTTGTCTTGCGTCATAACTTTGTTTTATTTTTGAAATTTACCTATATGTGAAAATGTTGATTGTAACCAATCTAATACATTTGGAAATGAATCCAATATATGTGTTTTTAATCCTACCTTTAAAAATCCTTGCTTATCAAATTTAGGTGCTGGCTCTTCAAATCTATCAATAATCTTCATTCTAAGATTACCACTAAACTCTGGCTCCGATAATTGCATCAATTTACGATTTCTTTCTAAGATTGCCAAATTATTTTCAAATAATTCGTGAGCTTTTGTTTTCTTAGGTTGAGTTTTAATAAACTCTAACATAGATTCGGTAGTATGTACTTCTTCATCCGTTAATAAAGGGAAAGATTTAATGATTGTTTTTAATCCTAAACCTGGTATACCTTCTACGTTATCGGATTTATCACCATCAATCATTCTGAAATTAATAAAGTTATGTGGATGGATACCAAACTCTTCCTTAACCTCATCGATATTGTAAACTTTCTTTTTAGATGGTGAATATACACTCACATCTTTATTTACTAATTGTAAGAAGTCTTTATCAGTACTCATTATAATAACCTTCTCATTTTCCTTCTTTAATTGAGTAGCAATATATGCCATAACATCATCTGCTTCAATTCCATCATAAATCATAATAGAAACGGGTAGAGCTGATAATAACTCACCTAATCCAGTCATTTGACGTTTCATAGATGCGCTTTCTTCTTCAGGGTTCATCTCAACGGAAGCGGCACGGTTCAATCTCATTTTGATTTTGTTCTTGCCTCTTTCGGATTTGTAGCCCGAATATATATCTTGTCTGCTTTTGTTTCCACCTTTACCATCGAATACCACGATAACTCTGGTTGGATTTAGGGTTCGGATAGCGAAGCCGATACTTTTTAAAGTACCGACTATGCCTCCAATATGGTCACCATTCTCATTGAGATTAGGTGCGGTTGACCAGGAACGAATGAAGGTATTAAGACCATCAATAACTAAAGTTTTTGAATTACGATGTAAATCGCCAAATCCTTTATGCTCCTCATCTATTTGTTTTAGTATATCTAAATACTTCTTATTAATCTGACTCATTTGCCTCGTCCGTTGTTAGTTCAACTTCATCCGTTGCCGAATTTTTGTATAATAATATTGTTGCCTCACAAATCCTACGATAGATTTGGTCTTTTAGTTCTTCATTTTCTAATAACTTCGCAAAGTCTTTAGATTGGAATTTCATTATTTCACCTGTATCTATATCAGTATATTCGTACCAAGCTCCTGCTTGCTTTAGAAGTTTAGCATCTTTCATAACTGCTAACCAACCTCCGTAGTTATCAATACCTCTGTCAAAGAAAATATCAAAATCTGCGTGTCGTAATGGTGGGCCCATACGATTTTTAATAACCTGTGTTCTAACTTTAATACCAACGATTCTATCACCGGCTTTAAGTTGTCCCATATTCTTTAATCTCAATCTAACTGAAGCATGGAATGCTAATGCTTTACCACCCGATGTTGTCCAAGGGTCACCAAACATTGCGTTCATCTTCTGTCTTAACTGATTTGTGAATATTAGGGCAATTGATTGTCTACCAATCATATTGGTAATCTTTCTCATTGCTTTTGAAATGATAATAGCTTTATCGGTTGCGTAACCATCTTTACCATAATCGGCTTCTAACTCTTTATGTGTTGATGCTGCTGCTACTGAATCCACTACAATTGTAACCAAACGATTTTTATCGCCTGTTCTCACTTTCTCAATAATTGTTTCACATGCTTCAAAGATACCTTCAACAGTATCAACTGAAACATATAGGAGTTTTGAGATATCTACTCCAATTGCTTCCAAAAACTCTCTACTAACTGCGGTCTCGGTATCAATCATTACTGCAACACCACCTTTACGTTGTGTTTCAGCAAGGAGATGGGCGGAGAGCAGAGATTTTCCGCTCTGCTCTAAACCCGTAATCTCAGTAATACGTCCAACTGGCAATCCACCATAAGGGCGGTTTGATATTGCTACATCCAACATTGCGTTTCCAGTAGAAACCCAATCTTTAACATTTGTAGGGGCATCGCCTCCTTCATCTGTTAGGAAGTATGCAATCTTACCATCCTTATTTTGTTTGTTGAGAGTGTCAGCGAGAATGCTCGCTAAATCTTCTTCTCTTTTTGCCATTGTAACTTTTTAAATTAGTTGTTAAATAAATCATCGAATGCCGATGCTACATCATCTTTTGGTTTTGATGCTTGCTTAGGAGCTTCTTCCTTTTCCCAAGGTAAGTCACCACTAATATCAGATGTTCCACCCAAATCAATTGAAACTTCAGATTGTTTTGGAGTTGCTACTCTCGGAGTAGATGAAACTGGTTGCTTTGGTGCTTCCAATTCATCAATGATATCATCATCTCCGGTTGAACTAGCTGATGGGTTTAACCAATTTTCTAAAATTGTTTTCAATTCTGCGTAAGATAATTCCGAATATAATTCAGTAATTTCTTTTTGATTTTCCAATAAGTTTTGGATAGTCGCAGAATCTTCGTGCAATTTAGTTGTTGCCGGTTTAACTCTAATTGTAGTTGTTGGGTAAGATGTGCCTGATTCCTCAGCTGATTGTACTTCTAATACAATATCCCTACCACTTAATGGGTCGGTGATATCTCCGTAATCCGGGTCAGCAATATATCCTAAGATATCCTGATAAACCGTCTTACCAAATCCCCAAAATTTAACACCTTCGTTTTCTTTACCACGAACAATAACTGGTGCAAAGGTTCTTAACTTTGGCTCCATTTTCTTACCTGCTTTCCAATCATCAGTATCGCCTGTACGTTTAAGTTTTTCTGCAAACTCAACGATTGGGTCAGGTCTTCCAAATGAAATTGGTGACAAGTACGTTTTGTTGTTAATATTGTAGTGAAAATACAATTCGATAAAAGGAATATCCTTATTGAATTTGTAAGGTACTAAACGGATTTGAGATTTTCCGTTTGCCGGTTTCCAGATTGAATCCGACTTCTTTGTGTTGTTTTGAAGAGAGCTAAATCTCTTCAGTGCTAATGAAATGTCCATTGCTTTTTTTGTTTTAAAGTTTAAGAATTTGTTTTTAAAGTTGAGGTTTATATCGATATATTCCTATATCTAAATATAAACTTTTTGGCTTTTGTTATAACAAATATACAACTATTTTTTGTTATTGCCAAATATTTTAAGGTTTATTTTGCCCATTTTCCTCTATTAACTAATAGGGAAATTACTGAATATACAGCTAAATCCTCATATGTATCCTCAATTGACTCCCCAACCTCATCCGGCTGTCCTAATACTACTAATTGTTTTAATCTGTTGATTTTATCGTTCTTTCTGAACCATAATCCACTTAGGGATAATTTAACATCTTCCTTAGTAGCCAAAGGTGTTCCTACTGAAATATTACCTGGTCCGTAGTTTCTTTGTTTCTTACAAAATGTAGTATACATCTCGTCTAAAATATCTTTAAACTCTTCACAGGTTTGTGGGTAGGTTTCTTCACAATATTGAATTGCGGTCATTTCTTCTTTATTCATAACTTATTTTTAATTTTTCCAAAATTGATACCATTTTTTCTTTTTGATTTCTGGTTTTGCAAATGGATGTGTATTATCCCAAATGTTTACTGCGCCTCCATATCTAACTGACATCATCTGCATAAACAATTGATGATACTCAGCCGGTATATTTCCAAAATCAGCTGTTATTTTAACATCTAAAATTACTCGCGTTGATTCATTCGATATTAATTTTAGATAATCATGCATTTCGACAACAGTACTACTTCTTACTAATAAATGCTGTCCATCTCCAATATGGAATTCTCCTTCTACTTTTTTAGGTGCCATAACTTATTTTTTAATTTTCCACTTCTTTTCTAAATATTCATAATAACGTTGGGTCTTATTACCATTGTATAGAAACCATACAATATAGATATCAAACCACCAATCCAACTTTTTTAGTAACTTTTTCATTTTTCTTATTTATTTTATCTTTCAGTTTAACTGCTAAAGCGCATAATTCATACTCCTCATGTTCTACGAGTATTTGTAAATTTTCATCTAATAAATCTAAAAATTCTCTACTATCGACTGATAGCGTGATAACAAGAAACTCTTTTATTATAACCTGTGCAAATTCTACTTTCTTTTTTCTTGCAGAAATTCCATATTCAATACCTAAGATAATAGCCTTAGCTACATCAAGTGTGTGATGTTGAAAAACATCATCAGGTTTATCGGTATGAAATTGAATTGGTTGGAATTTCTTTTTTGTCATATATTCAAATATACGAAAAATATATTAGAATTCCAAATTGCCTGTATTAAAACTTTTAAAAACTTTTGTAGCTATTTTTTTGTACCCTGTATTTGAGGTTGTTAGGATACAATTTCTAAATTCTTCCCAATCGATTTGAAATGAATTATCTAACATACCACCTGTCTTTGATTTAACTACTTCATTTAGGGCGTTAATAGTGTATATTGTATTTGATTGTTTCTTTCTATGTACTAAAATAGTTTTCCATTCAGATGAAATTGGAGCAGAACCCTTACCTACATTGAATGTTATGAATGCTTCTTCTGGTCTTAGTTTGCTTTCTAAAACAAAAACATTTGGGTTTGTTAAAATATAACTTCCTAATATAAAACTAACCGAATTATCTAAATCCTGCTTTGTTGTGAATAAGCAAAGTAGTTGTGTGTTCATTATTTTTTACCTTTTTGTTTAGCCTTTATAAGGTCTATTTGTTGCTGCCTAACTCCAGCTTCCTTTTCTACCATCTTACGTCCTCTATCTAAGATACTATTTGTAGCATCTAAAGTTTTTTTAGTTTGAAGTTTAACCCCAGCTTTAACCATCGTACTTGCTACTACTTTAACTTCTTCTGGAACAGGTCTCCTAACACCTCTAGCTCTTACACCTTTGCCAGCTTGATATCTATCGATGTGAAATTTATTATCAGGTGGTGGTGGGTTTACGCCCATTTTTTTTAATTTCTTTTCGTATGTTGGGTCTAATTTCATTATACTATTGAATTCCATAACATTTGGATGCCAGAAATTCCAAGCTTTCATTAAAGCCATTCTCTCATCTGGATTCATTTTTTTCAAACTATCTTCATTAATACCAGAGAAATCGCCTGCTCCTACTGATTTGATAAAATATTCTTGTAATTTTTCTCGTCTGATTGAAACTATTTCATTTTTTAATCTAACTAATTCTTTATCATCAGGTGATGCTGATAACTTTTTTACCACTCTATCTAATAATGCCGAACCTTCTAATGAATTTTTCAATTGATTCAAAGGAGTTTCAATTAAATCCCAGTTATCAGGACTATCTAAACGGTCTTGCTCAGCTAATAAAGTTGTTTTAATTCCTTTTTTCTTTTTTTCAGCAACAATTTTTCCTGCATTTGAATAAGGAATATGATGGTCTAATTGCATTTGATTGAAAGGAACTACTTCACCTGTAACTACACTACGTCCACCATTACTTAGATATAATTGAACAATATCTCTAAATCTTTGAACACCCGCTTCGCCGGTTGTTAATTCAGAAGCAACTCCACCTGCTTTAGTTATAGATTGCTTAACTTTGGTAAAATCTTTACCTAATTCGTTTTTCATTACCTCAATCGTTCTATCGATGTGTTCTTCCGATACTTCGTATTTAGGTAATTCTAATCTATATGATGGGTCTTTTAATTGTTTTTCAGTTACTTCTTTTAATGCAAGTAATTGTTTTTCAGTTGGGTCAAACACACCAGCTCCCTTTAATTGCTTTTCAGCCGAAGGTATTAAACCAAATTTAACAATTTCTAATAATTTCTTATCATCTAATTGCTTTCTAGCTATATCTTCTTTTGAAGGAACGAATGATTTGCCTGATTTTGTTTGTTTTGGCGTACCTTTATCAAATACATTAGCACCTTTACCTTTACCAAATACACTTTTACCTTTTATTGGTTGTTCTGCATCATCATCGGTAGTATCTACCATATCAACATCCTTCTCACTATACCCACTCTTTTTCATCATTCCCTTTGCAATATTATATGCTTGCGTTTTTCTATCATATCCTAATGCGGATGCAACTCTTACATCATTTCCGGTTTCAGGGTTTTTAAAAGATTTAGCTAATACCTTATCTAATGGTTCTTTTTTAGGTGCTTCATTTATATAAGAAAAGTATACTCTAGCTTTCTGAGCCATTTCATTGGCATCAGAAACACCATTCTCTCTTAAAATTTCTGCTAATGTTGTAACTTGTTGTTCCTTATTTAAATCAATAATACCATGTTCTACACGATATTCTAATTCTTTAAGGATTTCTTGGAAATTTATTGACATCTTTATTTTAATTTGTATTAAACACAATTATATGATATAAATATAAATTTTTAATCTATTACACTTAAATCATCATAATTCTTTCCTTCTTCGGCTCGGACTGGGAATCCACCTTCTTCCATAATTGTCGTAACCGATTTTAAAATCTCATCCCTTTCTTCGGGATGTGTATCTATAAGAAAAGCATCATAGGTATAAAGTACCATTTTCGATTTTTTACACTCCAACCAATCTAACACCTTACCAATCTTCATATAATTGATTTCAGTTTCCAATGCCTGTAACAAATAGTTGAATACCTTTTGTTCAGTCGCTCCCTCAATTTTTGAGAAATGGATTTCCCTCTTATAGAGAGGAGTCGTTAAACGGCCGGAGATTACGAACTTTTGGTATAATCCCTTTATATATTTATCAACTTCTATAAAAAACGGAATAGTTCGTGCCGAATCATCTAATCCCCCATATAGATAAGTAAATGTTACCTTCTTTGCGGTTTCATAATCACACCCATATAAATCGGCTAAGTGTTGGTGAGCGGTAACCCCTTTAGGAAACTCATACCCAATCAACTTTGCAATCAAACGAATGTGATACGACTCATAATCGAATTGAAGGAGAGTACCATCTTCAAACCTGCTTACAAATGCAGAACGAGTTCCATCGGATTTGTTAAGAGCAGAGTAGTTTACGTTGAGATGTCTATTGGATGGACGACCGGTTGTTGTATATGGATTGTATTGTGTGTATACTTTTCCGGCATCTATGAAGGCGGGATTGAAGCTGAAACTATCTATAAATTTTTCTTCTTCGACTTTTACCCCAGCCCCCTCCAGCCTCCCAAGTATTTTAATAGAATCTGAATATGTACGATACCAACTTCGTCTATTTTGGATATCAGGGATTGCTTTTAAGAGTTCGTACCACTTCATTAGTGGGATACAATCATTCATCTCGGTATAATCGTTTCTATACCCCTTATAAAGCGATTCAGCGAACTCATTGAATATGAATGGTTTACCATACTCTTCAAAGTATACCCATTCGTAATCCAGTCCTTTTGATTGAATATAGCGATTACCCAAAACAAGGGTATTTTCATTACAAAGTTTTTCTATTGGAAATTGTGGAAGTCCATTGGCATCGATATGATTAAAATTAATAATACCATCTTCCGAATCGGTTCTATAATATAGGAATGAAATATGTGTACCAAACTCATGTGCCCTATGTGAGCTCCACACAGGCACTAGTAATTTAATGTTTGGATTAGATTTGACAAAAAAATGTAGGGTATCCCTATCTTCTATTAAGTTCATACCCTACAATATACGAAAAATATTTGTTATTTCAAAATTTATTTTCCCCAATGTTTTTCACGTAGTTCGTAAATATCAATTGGTTCTCTTTTCATTTGATTTCCTGGATTGAAATAAGCACCCTCTTTTAAATAACCACATAAGAAGTTTCTTCTCATTCTTGTTGTATCTCTATTTGGTTCACTACCATGTACTACATGTGAGTGTAATAGTGCTACTTGTCCTTTTCTTAAATATCCTTCAATCTTTTTAAAATCATGTCCTTCAGGCATTACACAACTCTTACCTCTCTCACTTCTCCAATTGCCTGTATTTGTTTTCTTTCTTTCCTCATTATCTTCAATTGGCAATGTAGGTAATCTATGCGAGCCTTCATAATTCCAAACTGCTCCATTTTCAGGGTCGTGGTTATCTAATGCTAATGCTGTGTTTACAATTTCGTTATGCCCACATCCGGTGTAGAATGCATTTTGGTGCATATCTCTACCTAATTCACCTTTTGGTTTATAATAACCCCAAGTTTGCATTCCAACTACATTGCCTTCCATTAAGAATTCACATGCTTCCACAATTTTTGGATGTGAAAACATTTTTTCAACTTTTTCAGAAGTTTTGTGTGGGTGCATGATTGGTTCAAACTCTTGCCATTTTTCAGGTTCGTTTGCATTTCTTTCCAATCTTAATCTATCTAATTCTGCGTTTAATTCATTAACCTCATCTTCGGTTAATAATTCTAAAACTGTCCAACCTCTGTATCTCCAATCAAAGGTCATTTGTTGTCTTTCCTCAAAGGATAAGTGTTTGTATTCTTTCATAACTAATTTGTTTATATAATTAAATATACAAAAAATTATTTTAATTACCAAATTTTTAAATGATTTTTATCATTTATAAAATTGTAAAACATTTGGTAAATATAATCCAATGTTTTTTATTTTATGAGTTGCTAGTCCAATTGCTGCTTTATTAGAATTCATAACACCTCTATCATCTATATCTCCATTTTCTTTATAAGTTGGATTTAATGGACCTGTTATTCTCCATTTGATATCGGCTGTTGTCCAAAATGGATTATCTATATATTCAGCATATTCATCTTTAGCTATTTCATATGTAAATCCATGCTCATCATTAGCTTTCCTAACAAAATATCTTCTGATAAATCCAATTGAATAATCATCATCGATTGGAATAGGTACAATCGTATTTGGTGTATTTACTACAAATAAATCTATATTGTTTGCTACGTTATTATACATTTTATTTTTTAGGGGGTTCTTTATTAGTTTCAACAATTCTAAAACCGGCTTCAATAGTTGTATCCCATCCCTCAGGTGCAATATTGTGTTTTATATTAGTAATTTGAAATACTCCAGTTTGATTATATATTTCAGGTATACCATCTATTTTAAAATATTGACCTGGACTAAATCCACTAAACCCATCAATTGTTATGGTAACTTCGATTGGTGATAATGTAGATTTTTTAGGTTTTGGAACTCCACCTGGGGCTCCTAATATTCCATTAACGGCGTTATATATTAAATCACTATCCTTATATATTAATACAGTAGAATCTTTGGGGCCGTTGGTTTTTTTTGAATCTAAATAAAAATTTATAGATTTTGTAGATGCTATTTGTAAAAAATCGGTGGCTTCGGTAGTTGATGTTTTTGGTGTTGTGTCTATTTGGGGTTTCCCTGCTACGGCAGCTTCTTGTGCTTTTTTAAAATTAGCTGTAATTCTTTTGAATTCAACATTATTAATAGAATACCAACCATCGGCATTACCCATAGTTGCATTATCAATTGATTTATATGCGGATGCTGGTAATACTAATTTACTATCATCAGCTGTTTTCTGCTCTTTCCTAGCATCTTCCAATAATTTACCTGAATTAAATATCTGTCTACCGGCAACTAAATTACTCATTTCAAAATTAAAACTAAATTGTTTTACATTTGAGTTAATGGTAGTTGGTTTGAATCTATAAATATCTTTTTCGTTTTGCTTTTTTACTTGATTATCGGATGATGTCATTTTTGCATCAATTATAGTTCCACCAGAATTATCATTAATATTTCCATAAATCAATGTAAATAATCCATATCCATTTTCGTTTATAGTATTTAACATTTTTTCTAAAAAATCAATTCTAGTATATGTGGAATTCCAAGCTTTTACAACATCTTCATATTTTATAAAAACATTCAATGCATCTCCCAATTTTGCATCGCCTTGGCCTTCTGGTATTATTAATTGATTCATTGGGTCATTTGGAACAATTAATTTTTCATTAGTATGAAAATTATACCCATTAATTATACCATTTGAAGCCGAACCAGGTCGTTTTTCATTAGGAATTATTTTAATTATATTTTCACCTTCTTTTGGTTGTTGTCCTTCTTTTGGTTTGGGTGGTGCATATATATAGGGTAATGTATCAGTTGGAAAAATTACTTTATCACTTGATGATATTATATATTTATTTGAAGTAACTGGTAGTATTTTTAATTCCTTTCCATCTTTATTTTTATATGTTGGTAAGTTGAATTTAAAAAATTCTCCGTCTATATTTTTGTCAGGTATTACATAATTCATTAAAATTTGTAATATAAATCTAAGTGATACATATGCTGTATCAGATATTATTGTATCAGATTGCTGTTTATTTATTTTTAAAAAATTAAACCAATCGTTTTCCCATTCTCCACCATCAATTGGATGTGTTCCTTTTGCAACTTTATCTATAAATGTTTTTTCATCCAAATTAAAATCAGCTATTATTAATTGTTTAATTTGCTCTGGACCTGGGTATTCGGGATTTGTTGATTTTGCTTTATCTTGTGAATCCGTTTTAGATTTGCTATGTGGTATTGCTAAACTTACTTGATTTCCTTGTGATATCTCCAATGAAACACTATATGTATTATCATCATTTATTGAAAATGAATAATCCAAAACTTTTCCTGCAACTAAATCATATGTTCCCAATGAACGTTGTACTCTACCCAAATATTCTGCAATTGCCGTTGTATCTGAACGATAATATTTTGAAAATGATTCACAAAAATTATCATAATCATTAGTTTTTGGAACTAATGCATCAACATATTTATCAAATGGTTTAATTGTTTCTATTACACCATTTTTTAATGCATTATATTCTCTTTTTTTATTTTGTGGACTATTTATTTCCGTACTTGCAAATAAATTTCTTTTCGTTAAAGAAGTATCCCCCCATTCTACTAATATATTCATACCGGGTTTCATAAAAAACAATTCAAACATTTCTAATTGTTTTAAAGTAAAACACCTAACATTTATTTTAGCAGTTTTTAATGTATTATTTGCGCCATCCGTATCAACATCAACCGATTCTATAATTGGTGTAGATACTTTTCTACCAGATTCTCCCGTAACAGTTATAACTTTACCTGTAAAATCAATTCCAACTGGTGTTTTACCTACCGCATATGTTAAATTTAAATCGTGCGAATTGTTTGCAATTATACATCCTTTAAACGAATCTCCTTTGGTTTTACCATCAATTATATCTAATATTTCCTGCCTTCGTTTATCAATATCCGGGTCAGCTGAACCCTGTACAACCAATGCAGCTGATGTTAATACAACCCAAGGGCTTTTAAAAGATGTCATTAGTGGACTACTCTCTCTTTGCATCATTATATCGGTAATCCAAGGACTAAGAGGAGCTAAAAATGGAAACGGCATAACTTATTTATTTATTTTATATAGATTATTCAAAATATCAGATGTATCGGCAGGTATTCGTAATTGTGTACCAGCTTCTACAAAGAAATTGGCATCATTTAAATTATTAGCAGTTGCTATAACCCACCACATAGAAGGGTCTTTATAGTATGTATTTGCTAATAAATCCAATCTATCACCGGCCGAAGATATGATATAAAAATCACTATCTTTTGGTTCTATTTTTGGATATATAGTAGATTCCATATATATAACATTTGTATCAGAATCTTTTTTTGGATTTGTATATGTGTATCTATTTGCCATAATTTATTTATTTAACTTTTATACAACTGAACCTGATGTAAATTGATACTCGTATTTATTTTCTACTATTTTCGGATTATTTATAATTTTGAATCCCAAAGAAACATTTATTACAGTTGGATATGGTTTAACATCACTACCATCCATAAAATTATCAGAAGTAGTTGCCCATACACCTGCATCATCTATTTCAATTGATAAAGATTCTACCAATCCAAATAAATCATCATACAATCCATTTACAGTTAAATATATAAAATTACCATTAAATCCAAGTGGACTATATGATAGAGTACCATCACTATTTGTTGGGTAAGTAATTACACTAATATCTTCTTCTGGATAAACTAATGTTCTTAATTTATCTAAACTTTTTTGCATTGATAATTTAGTATCATTATCCGTATAATACATTTTTAAACTAAATGATATACTTCTTTCAACTCCCATATAACGATATTGTTGAAATGGCGAACCTATAAATTTAAAATTATTCCATTCAGGTGTAGATTCATCGGTAATACCACTAATTGTTCCAGTCAATAATATATTATCATTTGGTTTATTATATCTTTTAATTAAAACATATGGGGTTTGTATTTGTTCATTCGATTTTATCAAAGCATCAAGTGTGCCTTTTGATAATTCTTTATCTGATTTTAATACAGTTAGTATATTATAATTAATTAAATCTAATTGAGATTTTCCATCTAATATTGCTGAATTTTTTCTTTTTTCTAACTTACCTTCTTTACCCTTATAATATTTAGAAAACTTTTTATCTTCAATTAAAACACTTGGTTTACCGGTTGCATCTTTTGCCCCAAACTTAGGTCCAAATTGTTCATCGGTTTCTGGCTTTTTTAAAGAATCTGCTAATTTTTTTAAATCCTTTAATCCCTGCTTGCTACCAAATTTATTTAAAGCACCGATTGCTAAATTAGCAGCTGTTCCAGCTACTGATGAACCACCTTGTTTTATTTGTGCAAATATAGATGCCGGTGCTGGTGATTTTTTTACAAAATAATTTGTTTCTTTTTCAATTGCATCTTGTAAACCTCTTCTAGTTTTACCTAATGAAATTGGTTTTGAAAAAAATGTATTATTTTTAAATATAGTATCAGATGGTCTGTTTGCACTACCACCTAATGCGCCGCCTATTTGATTACCAATTAAATCTCCTAATGCATCTGGTGATGATGTAAGCAAAGCTGCTGCTCTTGGAGCATTAATCAATCCTCTACTTTCTATAAAAAGTTTACCTTTCAGCCCGTATAGGTCTTTATTTTGCTGTTTAAATAGGTCTTTGATTGTCGCCATTTATAGTTTTATATTTACTATAAATATCCATTAAATAAAAATGTGAAAGTATTAATTACCTGGAGGTAGCATGGCTTTTCTATCTGCCTCTCTCTTTGTAATCATTCTAGTAACTGCACTACCATCTATATTAAGTGAGAATGATGCATCCTTACTATCTGCTAATACTCCTAATAGAGCTTGTAAGTTTTTAGATATTTGAATATTTGCTTTTGAATCGGTTGCTAATTTATCGATATTTTTAGCCGTATCTTGTGCTATATTAAATGAATTATTTGCTGATTGTGCTAATACAATTTTACCACCCGCTGATGCAAATGCTGTCATTCTAATCCAAGGTAAATCATTAACTGCTTTTACATTAACTTCTGCCAATCTATCCAATGCAGATGCTAAATTTATAAATGCTAATGTTGTTGTTTCCATTAAAGGTCCGACACCAGCTAATCCCATTAATTGAGAATTTAAATATCCAATAGAACTTGCAAATGCATTAACTGCTGCCGTTCTATCTGCTGTTAAATAATCAGTTGTAGCTGTTGCAACACTTGCCATACCTGTACCAACTGCTTCTGCACTTTCCGAACTAAATCCAGATAAATTTGCATTAAAACTTCCAATTGCCGTTGATATAGCAGTTACTCCGCCTGCATCTAATGCGGCAAATCTTTGGAATTTAGTAATTAAATCTTCTTTACCACCACCAAAGAAAGATGATATTCCTTCTCCTAAACTAGACCAAAATCCTGTCCCTCCTTCTCCTTTATATGATGCCATTGCATTACCAAATGCGGTAAATGCTTCTGCGTTATTTTTTGTTTTTTGTACATCAATACCGGGTATTGCTGCAAATTCTTTAAATTTATCTAATGGACTTGGTACATTTAAGAATGATGCTACTCCCTGTGCCAATGCATCACCCGTTGAAGCTCCACTACCTTTATATGTTGCCATTGCATTACCAAATACGGTAAATGCTTCTGCGTTTGCTTTTAATATTGCTGTATCAGGAACAAGTAATTCTTTACCAAATTCCTTCATTTGTTCTATTGGTGGTTTTACTCCAAAGAATTTGCCCAATCCTTCTGCTAATACACCACCTATTGAACCACCACTACCTTTATATGAATCCATTGCGGTAGCAAATGCTGTAAATGTTTCTGCATTTTGTTTTATTACATCTGCATTTGCAATAGGTGTTGCTCCAAATTTTGCCATCTTATCTAATGGTAATTCAGTATCACCACCAAAGAATTTTGTAATACCATTTGCAATACCACCAACCATATTACCAAGTCCACTTGCGGCATTTCCTAATCCAGATGCTGCCATTGCTTTTGAATATGCTACGATTGCATCTGCATTATTTTTTACTTTGGCCGCATCTATATTTGCATCTGCAAATTTTTCTACTTTTTTAATCGTATCTTCTATACCACCTCCAAATAAACTACCAACTAAATTACCTATACCACCGATTACTGCACCTACCCCCATTGCTGCCATACCAACTCCCAATGCACCAATACCTAATCCAACTCTAGCTAAATTAGCACCATCTATATCATTAAATGCTACAAATCCTTCAGCTAAAGTAGGTAATGCTTTACCCAATATCCAAGATGCGGCTGCAATACCAGCTCCTACCAATGCAATTGATGCCGCTAATCCTGCTGCTCCTGCTACAACCATTGGATTTGCAAAGAACATTAATCCCATTGCAATTCCTTGAAATAAAGATTGTATTACTTTTCCTAATCCCGCGCCAACACTTTTTAAGAAATTACCTATTCCCTTACCAAACTCTGCTATCGATTTACCTAATGGTTTTGCTTTTTCTAATACCGGAGCTGCTGCTTCAATTTGTGCAGCTACACTTGCAATAGGCCCTTCTGCAGCTCCACCGCCTCCACCAGCACCTCCACCTCCACCTTCTTCACCGCCTCCACCACCAGTTACCATCGATGCAACATCACCACCTTTTTTTCCGAACATCTTACTAATTCCGGTTGTTAATAAACCACCACCTATTGCAGCTGCCCCGTCAAGTAATTTCTCTTTGATACCATCTACGAAATTTAATTTCATACTATCAGAAAGTGATTTTTTATATTCATCAGTTGCTTTCCATGCATCTGTCATCGAACCTTCTAATTCACGAGCCGCAACTGCTGCTTCAGCTTGTTGTTTTTTATAGTTTTCGTATTCAGGCGATGCTAAATATTCATCAGCTATTGCTTGAGATAACTTTGCATCTAATACTGCACTATTTGCTGATATCGATGCTTCTTTTGCATTTAAACTAGCTTCCGCTTGTTGGGTTCTTGATAAGAAATCTTTATTACCAGCTTTTGCATCTCCTCCTGATAATGATACATCTTTACCAGTATTATTTGCTGCTTTGGATAATGAACTTAAATCCATACCACCCAACGAATCTTGTAATGCCTGTTGTTGGAACATATCCATTTCAGCAGGGTCTAATCCTTGTGCTTTTAATGATTCCAATGCACCGGATGTATCACCTGCTGCAAACTTAGCTCTTACTTCTGATAAATCTACTTGCTCACCTAATAATGAACTTAATTGCATTTCGGCTTTGATACTATCTTTATAGTTCATTACCATATTTTTACCTGCTTTAGCTACATCACCGAAGTTCAATCCCATCGATTGTGTGTATGCAACTGCTTTAGCTAGTGCAGGTCCGCTCTTAATTTGATATCCTAATGCTTCCTTAGAAGATTCTGCAACCTCCTTCATTAAGTTCCCTAATCCAATGCCAGCCTGGTCTGCCATATTACGCATTCCCTCTTGCATATTCATAGCAACATTTGCACTCATACCATCCATACGCATAAATGCTTCGTTGATGGTTGATATATCATCTACCGATTGTCCGGTTCTTTCAGCCATAACTGCCATATCAGCAGCTGCTTTTGCGGTTGGCATTTTACCGGTTGCTGCACTTGCAGCTTCCATTGCTGATGCTATTTTATCTGCACCAATTCCTGCTAATTGTAATTGAGCTGCACCATATCCAACTGAACCTAATTTATTACCAAACAATGCCGTTTTTGCTGCTCTTTCAAATTGTGCAGCTCCACTTTGCATAGATGCACTGAATTGAATTGCTGCCTTTTGTCCAGCATATGCCGCTTCGTGCATTAAATTATTTATTTGATTAGTTGATTCAATTTCAGCTTCTAATCTTTCTTGTCCTATTTGCGCAGGTATAAATTCTGCATCTTTTCTTAATTTAGCAACATCCCCTATCGTATCGATTTCGTTTTGACGTCTTTCTTTATCAGCTTGTAGTGCTGCTTTCATTGGAGCTCCAAAATATTCCATTGCTGCTACTCCTAATGCTGCTCCTAATGCAAATACAGCTGCTTTAAATGCCACTGTATCTCTTATATTTGTTTTAATTAATTTATTTACTTCACCTAATGCTGGTATTCCTGCAAATGATTCAAATGCGCTATCTAATTGTTCAGCACGTATTTTAGATTGTTTCATTGACTCTGCAAAGGATTCACTTTCCTTGTTCATTAATTCCAATTGCTTTCTTAAGTCCTCAGAAGAAATGTTAGCCATATCAATACCTCCGGCAATATCTTTATATTTTTCAGCTTCATCTTCAATTAATTTATTACGTTCTTCAGCTGTTATGTTACCTAATGCATACTGTTTGTTAGCTTGTGCAATAGAAGTATGCATATTTTTATATGCACCCACTGCTGCTTCAACTTGTTTTTCAGTTTTTTCATTTGTAGCACCCCCATTTGCTAATTCAGCTACAATACTAGCTGCAACTAATTTGACTTTTGTAAAACTTTTAGAAGTTTGTTCTGCTAATTTAGTATTTTTACCAATCTGATTTCCGATACTAACCATAGTATCATCCATTTCCTCAAAATCGGATAAATTGCCCTTTAATGTTTTAGCAAATTGTTCTTGAGCTTTTACTTTTTTTCCAAGTACTCTAGCTAGCTTTTCATTTATTTCTAATTGTTTTCGTTGCTCCTCAGTTATAGCACTTCCTAGAGCACGTAATTCAATGAGCTCTTTTTTGACTCTTTTATATTCTTGTAAATCTGATTTGGGATTATTATTAGGCATTATCTATATGGATGTTATATTATCACTTATATGATTTAACCAACTTATCCAATTCGGTAGTATCCATGCCATGTTTAACATATATCTTCCGAGTATTAGCCATTAGTTTTTGGAAATCATTTTCCCAATTATCAAATGCTCTACCTAATTGTGGTTCTTTATCTTTGATAGTATTCAAAAACTTATTTTTTGTAGAAGTACTACTTCCACCTGCAAAAAAGCTGAATATCTTATCAAGTAATTGAACTTCTATTAATGTTTTCTTAGACATATTCTATTCTTTATGTTTATGTATAAATATAAACAAATAATTAATTACCTTCTTCTTACTTTAGAAGAATTTGTTTTTGCTTTGCTGTTTGCTCTCTCCATATCTTCTCTTTCCGTTTCTTTAGCTTTAAGAAGTTCTCTATAATAGAATTCTCTAAGTTTAATCGGCATGTAGTATAAATCATTCCAATTGAACCCACCATTTGCATAGTAAGCCATTTGAAAAATCTTTTTATGAAGATAGGAACTATAATCAGTCGGCAGGGTAAAAAAACCCAATCCCAAAAGGAATACGAAGTGCCTCCGTCTCACCAGTTACAGGGGATGTATAATCAAATTTTAAATCCAAATCTGGACTTATATCCGATATGTACTTCCTCAATGCTTTAGAATCACCTGCTAATAAACGATTGGTTACAAAGTTACTGATTGTACCAGCATCTCTTACACCATCTACTTCGATGATTATTCTTCTGTATCTAGTTGTGATTTCATTTGAAGTTTTTAGAGCCTTTTGGCTTGCTTCAATATCTTTATTAATAATCATCTCATCTCCATGAGTTATTAATTTAAATTTGATATTGGTCTTTGATATAGGTAAAAAGAAATCATATTCATTATCTCTATTTAAAATACTTTCATCAACTTCTTTAATTTTAATATTAGATAAGTCAATAGTAATATCAACTTCTTCTCTATCAAATGGGTCAGTTATCTTTGCTGCGTATTCCGGTCCAAATGCTAAAATTCTAGATGTAACCAAAATAGCGTTTTTATCACCAATAACTAAATCATTGATATTAACGCCTGGTTCAACTACAATAGATTCTAATAATTTATCCAATTGAATACCTTTACGAATCAATGCCGCTGAAGTAAGAATATCTTCTTCTCTTGCAGTCATTAATTTAACAGTAACCTCACCTTTTGATAGGGCATTACTTTCAGGATATACTAATCCTTTTGATGGTAAACTGATAATTTCCGTTGGGAAAGGATAAGATTTGGGTGCTGAATACTGCGGTGCAGTTTGTGGTGCTAACCCTCTTGTAACTTGTTTTTCGATTTGCTCTTCCATAATATAACTTAATATTGTTTACTAATATATATTAACTTTTTAAAAAAATAAAAAGGGGATAACATTTCTGCATCCCCTTTTCTATATATTTCCAGTCAAATATTAGTACTCTAAAATAGCGTAGTCGTAAGCCAAAGTCAATTCAATTGATAATGGGTCGTTTGAAGCCCAATCCAACTCACCGAAGTTTGCTGAACTGATAAATGCTCCTTTTAAAGTCCATTGTTCAACTTTATCACCAACTGGTCCTAATAGATAGAACGTAATATCTTTCTTATAGAAAGCTGCGTATCCATCTCTACCTGTTAATGACTCATGTGAACTTCTAACCCACTCCATTACCATTTGTGCACCTGATGGTACAATTGGGTCATAAAGAGTGATAGTGATATCATCCCAAGTCGATTTTCCTTTAATCTTTCTTTTTACGTTTATATGGTCTAATTCAACAACTTCCGATGTGAATGTTGGTCTCGCTGCGGTCTTAATAAGATAAGATTCGATTCCGTTGATTTCCATAATGAATCGATTCCCTAATTTTGGTTCGAAATTCTTATAGAACATTTTGTCAAACTCTAATATTTCTGGCATTTTACTTTTTATTTAATTGTTTCTATTATAAATATCTAATTTCTAAATTATCCGTTAAAACTTGCACCAGTTGGTAAAATGTTGAAATCAATTTGAATGAATTCAGCTGTCTTAGTTGGTTGTAAGAAGATAGCCCCTTTCATAATGTTTCTATCTATTACATCTGGTGTGTTATTAGTTTCATCCATTACCACTTTGAAAGCGTAAAGACCTTGTCTTTGTTGGATTGATTCTAAATACGGATTAGCGATGTTTAAAAATCTATTTCTAGTCTCTGCTGTGTTTTGTTCGAATACTAAGTAACGAGAAGTAGATGCGATATACTTTCTAACAGTCAATAATAATCTTCTTACGTTGATTCTATCTAATGCTGATGGTTTATCTTGTAAAGTTTTTTGTCCAAATACAACGATACCTTGTCCAGGGAATTGTACGATTGGATTTACTTTTGCTTCATATAATTTATCTTTATCAGATTGAGTTAATCTATCTAATACACTAACTGCTCCTACTAATCCACCTCTATTCAAACCTGCTGGTGCGAACCACTCTGCTGCTACTCTATCGTTTGCTGCGAATACGCCAGGTAATAATACTGATGGTGGAATTGAAATTAATTTGTTTGTATTTACATCAATTGTCTTAACCCAAGGATAATAAGTACCTACATAGTTAGAATCAATATCTGCTGAACCAAATTGTCCAATTGTTTCATCTAAAGTATGATTTGAACTACCCATATCACCTATAAAGAATGCATCTGCTCTATTTTCAACCATATCTACTATTTGTGTAAATAATGCATTATGGTCAATTTTATTAACACCTGGAACAACTACCATATTGATATCATATTCATCAGCGTTAGATAAAGCGTTAATATGCTTCATATATGCTACTGAACCACTTGTTGTTAGTGATGCTAAATTGAAACCTTGTGAGTTTCCGTTAGTGATAGAATCACCTTTAGCTATCGTAGTTGCCGGATTCATACCATCAAATCCTTCTTGGAATGCTACAACGAATTGTGCTAAAGAAGAACCTACTGATAATGTACCACCATTTGCTGCATCCAATCCAAATACTGAATTAGAACCTACACCTGCTCCTGTCGGAATTGGCTTTAAGTAGATTGCGTTATCAGTATTGTTATCCAAATCTATACCACCATATTGTGCTACTGATGAGGTTAAGAATGTTACAGATGGAATTGCAGAACCAATTAATGCTGATGCAGAAACTGGTAATTGATATGCTGCGTGTCCAAATGGAACTGCTTGTACAGGAATTGAATCAGGTGATACATATGCCGTATCATTACTATTCCATACTCTAATATATTTTGAATTATTTACCCAATCACCAAAATCAGTTACTTTACCATTACTATCAATTTCTCTATTTCTATCACCAATTACTCTACTAATATAGTTAGGAGAATTAGGGTCTAAGTTTACATTTGAATACGTTTCTAATACTGTTTTCTTTTTGTTAGTATCAGCGTAATCTCTTACAACTACAGTGAATGTACCATAATCAGTACCGGCAACTGAACCAGCTGCTTTAATATTTGTGATACCAATTTTTATTTTAGTATTTGCTGAATTACCTGCTCCGATTGTGATGAACTTTAATAAATCGTATCTTTGTCCTGAAATAGTTTGAGATTTAATTGTTGGAGTTACTGCTTCCTGTGCATCAAATGTAAATAATTGGTTACCCAATACCGTTACACTTGCAGAAGTTGCAGATACAAAATTCATAGATGTATTTTTGAAAAAACCATATGAATATGCTTCTTTAGTTCCAAATGGCGATGTTCCAAACACTGCTTCAATATCATTTATATCAGTTACATCCAAAGATGCTGAACCTAAAGTTGATAAGTTAAAATCGCCACCACCATCTAAATCTGTTAGTGTTTCTCCTGCAAATCCACCATTTGCACCTACTGCGGTATTGAAAAGAATACCCAATGATGCTGATACTGAACCAGAAGTTGCTGTTAATAATAAAGGTGCGGTTTCAGTATATCCACCAACACCTGCTACTCTACAAATAGTTGCTACGCCAGCTTCTCTTAAATAAGATTGTACTGCTAACGGAGTATAATATGTGTCATCAACTGTTCCAAATAATTGTTGGAATTCAGTTTGTGAATTTACGATTGTTGGTACTAATGGTCCTTCTTTAAAAGGTCCGATGAATGCTGCACCAATGTCAGCAACACCTTGTTGTAAGAATGAAAGGTCGTTTTCTTTTGTAAATACGCCTGGTGATACTATTTTGTCTGCCATTTTGTGTAATTATTTTAATTTATTAATTCTAATATAAATATAAAGTTTTATTTCAAAACAACAAAAATGTTATTTGTATGTTGGTGAGAAATAATTGTATGTTTGTGTTACTAATGTACCACTTTGTAATGTGTTGTAAAATAATACTGGTCCAATTTGTCCATTCCAAAACGTTGTTCTTGCACTATTACTTCCTATTGTTAAGAAATTAGTAGATGATGGTGCCGTAAATGCTGCTGCGGTAAATGTTCCTACCGATGTTCCATCCACATATATTGTTACAGTTCCAGATGGTTGGAAAGTTGCTGAAATCATATACCAAACGTTTGCTGATAATGAAGTCGTTAATTGTGCACTATTTCCCAATGTACTACCATAGAATTTTACTCTATTTAAAGTAGAACTATCTGATGATTCAATTGCTAAACCATAAAAACCTGCGTAATCAAAAATATGTCTTGATGCTACACCTAATGTTGTTGTAGGTCTTACCCACATATGAATAGTACCTGTATTAGTATTGAATTGAGAAATACCACCATTGATATTTGTAGTAGTATCTTTGTACCAAAATTGGTTTGTACCATTTCCTGCCCAATATTTTTCCTTTCTACTTGCTCCTGCATTATACGATGGGTTACCGCCTGTAATACTTGCTGCGTTTTGAACCCCTGCCGGCCTAACACCCGTATTCCATCCTGATAGGTCTAACCAATCAGCCGTTGCTGTACCTGCCGTTGATGATGCCTTTGATGGGTCAACATACATTCTTAATCCAGCCGATGGGATATATGGTTGAGTTGTTGTACCTTTGTTATGTGATACTACACCATTTGCTAAGTACACATCGGCGTTTTCTACGTTAATTGTTACAATTTCTACATCTTCGTTAATAATTGTAATATTATCAACTTCAACTTCACTTATACCAATTGTTTCATCATATGTTACTACTAAATCACCTATTAATATATCTTCTACGTTTTTAAAATGATATTTTTCAATTTCAGAATCCCAAACCCAAAGAGGATGCGTTCCAGTTGCTTTTATTAAGCCATCATTTAATTGATAATATCCACTTGCAAAGTTAAATACAATATCGGCAACAGTTACATCTTGATATGCACCGGATGTAGAATCTTGCATATAGAATCTCCAATCAACTTGGTCGCTTTCTGAATCCTGACTTTCATCCGGTAACCCAGTCGGCACCCATGCTTTAATTGTATCTCCTACTGATAAATCTTCTACATTTATAGTAGAACCATCTCCCTTTTTAATATGTGTACCAAATAGTAAACAAAAATCCGGTTGGTTGATTGTATTATAAACATCAACTGCGTATAAAGTTTTTGTAGCTGTAGTATTATAGTTTGTTGCATTTAGATTATATCCATCTGCATATGTCATTGATAATACTGAACTGGCTTCTGAATAAGAAGATTGTGCAATTGATGCCGGTGTGATTGGAAATGATGGCGATGCTCCTAATGTTGGAGAACCTACTGAAAAGTTTGCATTACCAAATGATACCGTATAGTTTGCAGCAACACTACCAACTTTTGTACCATGTAAAGTTCCCTGATTACTAAATGAAAAAGTTGCCGTTTCTTCGGTACTTTCTACTATATAAGTGTATGTTGGTAAATTGGCTGTTATAGAATCTACTGCGAATGCAGTAAATGAACTATTAGCAGTTGCACCACTTAGTCCACCAATTGAAACTGCTTGAGCAACTCTTGCCGAACCACTCACTGCTCTGTATAAATTCCCTAACGATAAATTTGTTCTTGCCATTGTATAAAGTGTTATTCTCCGTTATAAATATCTAAAAGTTTTTCTTTCCATTCATCTTTATTAGAAAAGTATTTAATCATCCAATTTTTAAGTTTTTCAAATTCCGTTTTACGGGTTTCGTAATCATCCTCACATATTTTTTTGTAGGTCTCTCTAAACGATAACGCATCACTCGCTTTGTATTTATAATCAAGTGGTACGTGCCATTTTTCATGTAGTATTGGAAGTTTTCCCCAATCCACTGCTTCAAAAATTCCATATCCGAATGGCTCATATTCAAAGCAAGAATGAGATATTCCCCAATCAAGTTCGTAGAACCTTTCTTTATATTTGTAATCAAACTTGTAAACTTTTGATTTCTCAAATTTGTATCCATATTTCTTTTTATAATATTTGTTGAATGTTTCTGAATTGGTAGAAATAAATCCACCTAATCCATCCATATATTCAACATTCTTTCTACCTTCAACTCTTGCTGCATATCCTAATTCTGTTGAGTTTGAAAGTTCTTTGTGTTTAGTAAATGTATAATTATTTGGAATATGATGTAAATTTTCCGTTTTATATGGAAAATGATATAATCCTACCCAAACTTTATTTTTAATTTTGTTTATTAATTCGTTTTCGTATTCCCAATTTCCGTACCAATGCAAGTATTCATCTTTATCTTGCTGTGCCATTAAAGATACTTTGGTTAAATTATGGAAAACAATTGAATCAATTTTTTCTAAATTTTGATGAACTGCTTTTGTTGGTGTATAATGACCATGTAATATGTGTACCCTTCTTGCACCTTCAAAGATTTTAATAATTTCATCTTCGTTGGTTTCCCAAATATGGTCAATATCAATCGGAAATTCTTCGTAATTTATGGGCTTTTTTCTATGGAAGAGAAGAAGTGGCTTAACTTCTAAGTTAGGTGCCACTTCTTTTATCCATTCGGTTACCCATATATCTGCTCCGCTGTTAAACCAAGGCCCACCAGCGGTGGTGTAGTAAACATCGTACATTAATTATAAACCTATTTTTGCCTTCAATTCTTCAATTTGAATTTGTTGTTCTTTGATTGCTTCTACCATTAGACCCATCATTTTTGAGTAATCCAATGCTAAGAAACCATCTTGTCTTTCAATTACTACTTGTGGTAAAACTTCTTGTACTTCCTGTGCTATCAAACCTGTTTTAGGGGTTGATTTTGTTACTTCATGTACATCATCATTCCATTCCCAAGTTACACCATTTAATTTAGATACTTTTTCTAAAGCGTTTGGTATAAGTTGAATATTATTTTTATGTCTTTTATCTGAAGTGTAGAATGCGGTAATATCACCCGTTGCAGTTATTGCTCCATTGATTGTTAAACCTGCGAAAGTCGGAGATGATGAAGTTGCTACTGCTTGTCCAATTGCAATTGTTGCATTTGAACCTTCTCCAGGAGTATGTGTAATAGTTACGCCGGTTCCTTGAGTTAAATCACTCATATAGTTACCCGTTGTATCAGTTCCTAATGCTACTGAATTTGCAGCTATTGTAGTTGCGAATGAAACGTTTGCTAAATTAGTAATAGTTCCCGTACCAGTCACATCACCTGTTAAAGTGATTGAGATATCTTTACCTTCTAAATTATCTAGTCTAGTTAATGCTGATGAACTAAATGTTTCCAAATTAGCCGTTTCAATTAATAAACTTGCAGTTATAGAGTTTAAATTAGTAATTGAAGTAGCTTGTGTACCATTCGTAGATAGTGCAGTAGATGCTGATGCTTCTAATGCGGTTAATCTTGTTAAAGCCGAGCCACTAAATGTTTCTAAATTAGCCGTTTCAATCAATAAACTTGCAGTTGCAGAATTTAAATTGGTAATTGAAGTAGCTTGTGTACCATTTGTAGATAATGCGGTAGATGCTGATGCTTCTAATGCCGTTAATCTTGTATTTTGTGTTCCGTTAGTTGTATCGTTTGAACCAGTATATGTATTTAGATTACTTACTGAAACATTTACACTTCCGGATGTTGTTTCTAAATTGTTTAATCTTCCAACACTTGCAGTATAGAAAGATGCAAAAGCGGTATCGTTTGTTAAATCTACTGAATTAATTAAAGATACTATTTCTACAAATGTATCTTTATCTGCATCAGCTGCCGATAAAATTGCATCAACTCTACCTTTTTCAGTTGTAATTCTACTATCTACTGATGTTGAATATGTTGAAAATCCGGTTGTTGATACTATATCAATTTGTGATGAACCCGAAACTATACTTCTACCTTTTGTTTCGTATGATGAAGTTGCTGTATTTAAGTTTGCTACTGCGATTGTGTTTGCAGATGCTGAACTAATCAATGAACCACTAATTGTTGCTAATGCAGTATTTTGTGTTAATTGAGAACCACTAAATGTATTTAATGAATCTAATATTCCAATTACTTGTGATGAACCACTTACTACTCCGTTTGTTGCTGCTATTGCGCCGGTAATAGAAGTTGCGATTATTCTACCATTAACTGCTAATGAGCCAGTTACCGATGTTACTGCTAATGATGATGTACCAAATGAACTATTACCATTTGCTACTATACCAGAATCCAATACCATTCCATTAGCTGCGTTAGATAGTGAACCTACTACCGTTCCCGCTGCTCCAACAAATTTGATTGAACCTGTTGATATATAAAGGTCTCTCCAAAAATAATTTTCAGAACCTAAATCAAATGCGTTTGTTACTGATGGGATAAGTGATGAACTCAAAGATGCTACTACATTTACAGTATCGGATGATGCATCTCCTATTGTTAATTTTCCACCTAATGTTAGATTACCTGCAACATTTGCATTTCCGGTAATATCTAATCCAGAACCTGAAATTGCTCCAAAGTTTCCAGTACTTCCTGTTCCACCTGCTGATAATACGATATCGCCTGTTGCTCCACCCACTACCAATGTTCCCAATGTGGTATTCACATATGGTTCTCCGAATGCTAATGAACCGGATTGTTGTGCGGTACTACCGCGTCTAAATTTAAGTCCCATTTTAGTTTACTCTTTTTTTTAGTTTAAAGTACAAGAAATTCCCTATACCCTTATAAATATCTATTTGTTTTCCAATCTATCAACTTTTGCAGATAATTCTTTTATTGCTTCAATTAAAAGTGGAATTATTTTTTCATAATTAACCCCTAAGTATCCATTATCTCTTTCTATTACTGCTTGTGGAAGTATTTTTTGTATTTCTTGTGCAATTACCCCAATATCATTTCCTTTCTTTGTATGAATTTCTTCAAAGCCTTCTTTCCAATCATATTCATTACCACTAATAGTTTCTACTTTTGATAATGCGTTTTGGATTGGTTGAATATTTTCTTTTAATCTTTCATCCGAAGTATAAAATGCGGTAATATCACCCGTTGCAGTTATTGCTCCATTGATTGTTAAACCTGCGAAAGTTGGTGTTGCTGCTGAATCAATATTTTGTGGTGTTGAAAGCGTTACACTTGCATTATTTAATCCAGAACCTGCAACTACAATTTGATTTGCCGTACCTGTTATGGTTGCAACATAGTTTCCTATTTGTACCGATGAACTAAATAATCCACTACCTCCTAATATTTGAGATGAGCCACTTACAATACCAGTTACTTTTGAATTAAGATGTTGTGCTGATAATGATGCGGATATATCTGATGCAATTTGAGATGAACCCGAAACTACTCCACTACCTCCTAATACTTGTGTGGAGCCTGATACTAATGTACGTGTAGAGCTTGCTATTGGTTCGAATAAGGAGCTTATTTGTGATGAACCACTAACTACCCCAGCTGGTAATAATAACTTCACCTGTAATGAGCCTGATACCAATGTATGGGTTGCGGATGCTATTTCTTCTTTACCGGCAAAAACATTCATTATACCATCATTATAATCAGTAAATCCATCTAACTCACCAATTAGAATTTGAGCTGCTCCACTTACAACACCTACTGGCATTTGAGTCGAACTACTCCAAACTCCACTACCACCCAATACTTGCAATGAACCACTAATTACACCAATTGGGAGTAATGGAACTATTTGCGAACTACCACTTACAATACCTCTACCCTTTGTTTCGTATGATGATGTTGCTGCTTCTAAATTATTTAATCTAACATTTGCTGAAGAAGTAAATGAATTTAATGAACCCGTTGTTTGTGCAATTGCTAAGAATTGTGCATTAAAATCCACTCCACCAAATGCAACGGTATTAATATAGGCAACTGATGCACTTAATGTTAAGTAAGATGCGGTCATACTTGCTGTAAACGTATTAATATTAGAAACAGATGTATTTAAAGAAGATGTAGTTTGATAAATTGATATTAATGAAGATGTTACACTTGCACTAAATAAATTTAAACTTCCGGTTGATGTTTCTAATAATGTTAATCTACTTAAAGTTGAACTACTGAATGTATTTAGACTTCCCGTTGATGCTTCTAATAATCCCAATCTAGTATTAGTAGATTCTGTAAATGAATTTAAACTTTGAGTAGTTTGATTAACACTTCCTGTATAATTTTCTAATCTTGTAAATCTACCATCTACCGAAGTTGTATATGTTTGTAAATTATCAAATCTCGTATTAACATTTCCACTAAATGATTGTAATGTAACTACTGATGCAGTTAATGAAGCAATTGATGCAGTCATTAATGATGCGGAAGTATATAAACTTTCAGTTGCGGTATTTAACGATGCCGTTGTTTGATAAATAGATACTAATGAACTTGTTACACTTGCACTAAATAAATTTAGAGATGCAGTTGTTTGATAAATTGATACTAATGAACTTGTTACACTTGCTGTGAATACGTTTAAATCTCCCAATTGTGCCGATGATGATATAACACTATCTCCACCTGCTCTTAGTAACTTACTTTCGTTTGATAATGTTCCACCTTTCCAATAATCATTTGTAGAATCCCATAATAATGAACCTGATAACGTTGAGCCTCCGGTTGGGTCTTTGACTAATAAACCGCCATTTGCAATACCTGTACCATTTAATTCAATGATATTATCACCCAATTGAATAGTTGTAGAGTTTACAGCGGTTGTAGTTCCATTTACTGTTAAATCTCCTGATATGGTTACATTTTGCCCACTTACACCTATTGCAGTTTTAAGAGATGCTGTATATGAGTTTAATTCTGCTATCGATAATACATTTGCCGAAGCAGTTGAAATTAATGAGCCTGTTATAGTTGCTAAATTACTATTTTCAGTTAGTTGTGAACTACTAAATGAGTTTAAATTTGTAATTGAAATTGTATTTGCCGATGCAGTTGAAATCAATGAACCAGATATAGTTGCTAAAGAATTAAATCTAGTATCATATGAGCCTGATTTGGATTCTATTTCTCCTAATCTTTGTTCATGATTAGATGCAGTTAAAATTAACGAACCTGTTATAGTTGCTAAATTACTATTTTGAGTTAATTGAGAACTACTAAATGAATTTAAATTTGTAACTGAAATTGTATTCGCAGATGCAGTTAAAATTAACGAACCCGAAATAGTTGCTAATGCAGTATTTTGAGTTAATTGAGAACCACTAAATGAATTTAAAGAATCTAATATTGATGTAATTTGAGATGAACCAGAAACTACACCATTTGTTGCTGCGATTGCCCCTGATATATTTGTAGCATATACATTTCTCCATTTTGCAGAAGTTGTACCTAAATCAATAGTGTTAGTTGGATTTGGTACTAAATTTGTAGTAAATACTCCCAATGCAGAAATATTATCCGCTGTTGCATTTCCTAAATATATACTACCGCTTAATGTGATATCACCTGTTAAATGAAGTGAACCTGTATTAATGTCATTTAATTTAAGTAGAGTAATTTCTTTTGAACCATTTACCCCAACTATTAAATTTTCAGAAGTTTGGTCAACATATAACTCGCCTGCTGTCAGCGTTGGTTTATCGCCCGTTGTACCTCTTCTTAATTGAAATATAGCTGCCATTTAAATCTATTATGTTTCTTATAAATATAGTAATATCTTTTTTCTTTAATTATAGTCCAAAATCCAAATCTACGATATCCAATGCCGCACACGCTACATATAATTCTGCAAATGAACGAGCCGGAATGTTATTTCCATCTACATCATTTAATTGTGCAGTTGATAAATCTACTACCATTCCTGTCAATCCACTACCATCTCCTACAAAGGATGTTGCGGTTACACTTCCTGTTACTTCTACCGAACCTGTGAATGAATGTATATCATCGGATGTATTACCGAATTTAGAACTGCCACTTTCAAAAAGGACAGATGAGGATATAATTGAAATATTGAATTGTCTTGCATTAACTGCTCCTAATATAGTTAGGTCGTTTGTTACTAATGCCGAACCACTAATTATTGCTTCACCATGATTAATGGTAAGTGTATCGTTTACTTTTAGAGAACCAAACGAACCAGTTCCCTCTAATCTAATAGAACCCGTTACTACGGAATTTGTTGTTAGTACACTTTCAACCGTTTCAATTGAACCTGATTTTTTAAAATAAATCTTACCATCGTAAGTATTTACCGCTAATTCTCCTAAATTAAGTGAACCTGTACCAGGTACCTTACCCGATAACGCAGAACGTTTCAGCTGAACAATTGATGCCATATGGCTAAGTCTTTAAAGTTATCTAACAAAAATGTAGTATATACTACGAACATAAATATACTATAAAATAAAAAACCCCTACTAAGAGGGGTTTTATTAAATTTTTTGTTTGTTATTAAAGTTCTCCACCATCTGGACCAAATGATGCTGATATTTCTAAGTTGAATAATCTACTATGAACTGAACCACTAAATGCTAATACATCACCGATTCCGTAAAGAGAACCACTAAATCCTGCTCCTGCCGTAATAGTTGCGATTGTTACATCGTTATATCTAAAATCAACCGAACTTGTTGTAGTTGCTACTTTATAAAGAGAACCACTACCTTGTATATATCCGATTGTTCCTGCGAACGGGTCAGAGTTGAAATCAAAGTCATCGGGTCTCATTGATGCAGTTACGCCGGTTAATCCGGCACCACTACCTATGAAAGTAGATGCAGATACTACCGATGCACTAACTGCTCCAGTCAAACTAATCGAACCCGTTACGGTTGCTCCGGCAACTACGATTTCTACTACCTCATCAGTTGAACCCGATTTGTGTAAAAATGCTTTACCATCATAGGTATTTAATGCTATTTCACCTACTTTTAACGATGCGGTGGTAGGTACTGAACCTGCTACGCCTGAACGTTTTAGTAATATCGATGAAGTTGGGTTGTTTGCCATAATATATTTTTATTTATTTCTTTATTTTGTTTTATTAATAAGTTCCACCATCGATTATACTAATTCTAGTTTCAATTGATGAACTGAATGTTGAGTATCCAGTTGTTTGTGTGATATCAACTTGTATTGAACCACTTACTAACCCTGCCGGCTTACCAACTAAATTTTCAAATGTTGCTGCTGCCGTTGATGCACTTATTGCCGTTGCAACTGAACCACTATATGTAGTAAATCCGGTCGTATCACTAATTGTAATTTGCGAAGAACCACTTACTATTCCTGCTGGTATAGAAGAAATACTTGCGTATGTAATTTGCGAAGAACCACTTACTATTCCTGCTGGTATAGAAGAAATACTTGCGTATGTAATTTGCGAAGAACCACTTACTATTCCTTCAACATTTAATTTAGTTTTAATTGTTGTATCAATAGAAGAAGTAAATGAATTTAAACTTGCAGTTGTTGTATTTAAATTAGAAACCGATATATTAACACTTGCAGAAGTTGATTCTAAATTTGTTAATCTACCATCTTGTGTATCATTCGTTGTTTTGGCAGTTGATGCTGATGCAATTAAACTTCCACTAACTACACCAATTTCAGTTAATCTTGTATCAACTGAAGCAGTGTAAACACCTAATGTATTATTTTGTGTTAATTGAGATGAACTGAATGAATTTATATTTGTTATTGAAACTCCTTGTGAGTCATTTGTTGTCTTAGCTGCCGATGCTGAAGCAATTAACGAACCACTTACAACTCCAATTTCAGTAAATCTAGTTTCAGCTGAAGAACTGAATGATTCGATGTTCGATAATCTAACTAATGCAGAAGAACTAAAAGAGTTTAAGTTTGTTATTGAAATTCCAGCTCCACTTCCTACCGATGCACTTAAAGCTGAAATTGAAGATGAAATAGAACCACTAAAATCACCATATCCAGTTGTATTGGAAATAGTAATTTGTGCAGATGATGTAACAACATTATCACCTTCTGCTCTTAATAATTTAGATTCAGCTCCTGCTGCTCCTGCCTTCCAATAATCGTTTGTAGAATCCCAAAGTAAAGAACCACTTACCGTATTAGGTGCAGTTGGGTCTTTAACTAATAAACCACCATTTGCAGCGCCAGTACCATTCAATTCGATAATATTATCACCTAATTGAACTACGTTTGATTCTACTGCCGTTGTTGTACCTTTAACAGTTAAGTTACCTAATACTACTACATTAGAACCAGTTAATTCAAATGCTGTTTTTAATGAAGATGAATATGTGTTTAATGCTGCTACTGAAGTGTTTAAACTTGCAGAAGTTGTATTTAAATTTGTAATACTTACACCTTGTGAATCGTTTGTAGTTTTAGCAGTTGATGCTGATGCAATTAATGAACCACTAACTACGCCGATTTCAGTTAATTGTGTTAATACTGAAGAACTAAATGAGTTTATGTTTGTTATTGAAACACCCTGCGAATCGTTTGTAGTTTTTGCTGTCGATGCTGATGCTATTAAACTTCCACTTACAACTCCAATTTCAGTAAATCTTATATCAGCTGAAGAAGTGTGTAATTCAATATTTGTTAATCTAACTAATGCAGAAGAACTAAATGAGTTTAAGTTTGTTATCGAAACTCCTTGTGAATCGTTTGTTGTTTTAGCTGCTGATGCTGATGCTATCAAACTTCCACTAACTACACCAATTTCAGTAAATCTAGTTTCTGCTGATTGTGTAAATAAGTTTTGATTTGCGTTTGCAACTGCTGCTGCCGATGCTGAACTAATCAATGAACCACTAACAACTCCTATTTCAGTAAATCTAGTTTCTGCTGATTGTGTAAATAAGTTTTGATTTGCGTTTGCAACTGCTGCTGCCGATGCTGAAAGAATTAAACTACCACTAACAACTCCAATTTCAGTAAATCTTTCATTCGCAGATGCAGTATGTGCATTTAATGCGGTTGTAGATGTGTTTGAAGAAGTGTAAGCGTTTAATGCATCAATTGATGTTTGTTGTGATGCGGATGATGTATTTAATGCTGCTACTGAAGTGTTTAAACTTGCAGTTGTACTATTAATATTAGTTACTGAAATGTTTAAACTTGCAGTAGTTGAGTTTAAATTAGTTACTGAAATATTAACACTTGCTGAAGTTGATTCTAAGTTTGTTAATCTTCCTAAGTTTGAACCACTTACAACATTTAATGCGTCAATACTAATTTGCTGTGATGCAGATGATGTGTTTAATGCTGCTACCGAAGTATTAACACTTGCACTAAATGTATTTAAGTTTGTTATTGAAACACCTTGTGAGTCATTTGTTGTCTTAGCTGCCGATGCTGAAGTGATTAAACTTCCACTTACTACACCGATTTCAGTTAATTGTGTTAATACCGAAGAACTAAATGAATTTATATTCGTAATTGAAACACCCTGTGAATCATTTGTTGTTTTTGCAGCGGATGCTGATGCTATTAAACTTCCACTTACTACACCGATTTCAGTAAATCTATCATTTGCAGATGCTGTAAATGCGTTTAGAGCGGTTGTAGAAGTATTAGAAGAAGTATAACTATTTAATGCATCTATACTTGTTTGTTGAGATGCAGATGAAGTATTCAATGCTGCTACTGAAGTGTTTAAACTTGCAGTAGTTGATTCTAAGTTTGTTAATCTACCTAAAGTAGAACCACTAAATGTATTTAAAGATGCGGATGAAACATTCAATGCATCTATACTAATTTGTTGTGATGCAGTTGAACTATTTAATGCCGTTACTGAAGTATTTACACTTGCACTAAATGAATTTAAGTTTGTAATACTTACACCCTGTGAGTCATTTGTAGTTTTTGCTGCTGATGCTGAAGCGATTAAACTTCCACTAACAACTCCGATTTCAGTAAATTGAGTTAATGCTGAAGAACTGAATGAGTTTAAGTTGGTTATAGAAACTCCTTGTGAATCGTTTGTAGTTTTAGCCGTTGATGCTGATGCTATCAAACTTCCACTTACAACGCCGATTTCAGTTAATTGCGATAATACCGATGAACTGAATGAGTTTATATTTGTAATACTTACACCCTGCGAATCGTTTGTAGTTTTTGCTGCCGATGCTGATGCTATCAAACTTCCACTAACAACACCAATTTCAGTTAATCTTGTATCAACACTTCCTGATTTAGATTCTAAATTATTTAATCTAATGTCTTGTGTATCATTTGTAGATTTTGCAGTTGATGCTGAAGCGATTAATGAACCACTTACAACTCCAATTTCAGTTAATCTTGTATCAACACTTGCAGTATAGTTTCCTAATGTACCATTTTGAGTTAATTGAGATGAACTGAATGAGTTTAAGTTTGTTATTGAAACTCCAACCCCTGAACCTACGTTTGCAACAACTGCTGCAATTGATGCTGAAACTGAACCACTAAAATCACCATATCCAGTTGTTGATGAAATAGTAATTTGAGATGAACCACTTACTACACTATCTCCACCTGCTACTAATACTTTTGATTCACTTGCAAATTTACCAGCTTTCCAGTAATCGGCAGTTACATCCCAAAGTAAAGAACCCGAAGTAGTTGATACTCCCGTTGCATCTCTTACAATAATACCACCATCAGAAGTTCCAGCTGCATTTAATTGTAAAACGTTATCTGCTAAATTGATTGTTGTTGAATCAACCGTTGTTTGAGTACCCTGTACATATAAGTCACCTTTAATAGTAGTATTACCATTAAAAGTTACATTAACACCACTTGCAGTAAATGCTTGTTTTAATGAAGATGAATATGAGTTTAATTCCGTTACTGAAGTATTTAAACTCGCAGTAGTTAAATTTATATTTGTTATTGAAACTCCTTGTGAGTCGTTTGTTGTTTTTGCAGCGGATGCTGATGCTATCAAACTACCACTAACTACACCAATTTCAGTAAATCTATCATTTGCAGAACCTGTGAATGTATTTAAAGCGTTAGTCGATACAT